GCTAGAGTTGATGAAGATGTGTGGTAGAGTTAACAGCAATCCTAGTCTTGCACAGAATGAAAATTTTAGATTATTAGTATCAAAGTGTACGGGTATAACTCCAGTCAAACTAGATAACAGACCAGCAGATGGTAAAAGTAAATGGGATGAGTTAAAAGATGGATATAAAAAAAAGAACCCTAAACTTAAATTAATGGGTGATAAATTTTTAACATTACCGGTGCCTACAAATGAGTAGAAAAACTAACACAGCATTGATTGCATTACTTGGTACAATTCTTATGGGACTCGCTACATGGACTTTAGTCACACTCATAGAACTTCAGTTAATAGTAACCATGATCCAGTCTGACTTAATGAGCATTGACAAACAATTCGGTCGAGTTTATAATTTCATCGATTCTGTTAGAGGTAAATAATGAAACTTTCAAAACATTTTACTTTAAGGGAGATGACCGCTTCCATGGTAGCTCAACGTAAGGGCATAGACAATACACCGGGACCTGGAGAAATAAAAAGTTTAGGTGATCTTTGTTATGAGGTTCTCGAACCGCTACGTGCACACTTTGACAAACCTGTTACGATCACCAGCGGATACCGGAGTGAGGCGTTGTGTGAAGCGATTGGTAGCAAAAAAACATCACAGCACGCACTAGGCCAGGCTTGCGACCTAGAAATTTTTGGTGTACCCAATATTAAGACAGCTTACTGGCTACAAAATAACGTGGATTTTGATCAATTGATCATGGAGTACTTTGATAAAGACGATCCGGCAGGGGGGTGGATACATATTAGTTATCACGAATCAGATTCAAATAGAAAACAAGTTCTTACTTTTGATGGTAAACGATACACCGAAGGCCTTCCAGATATGGAATGGAAAGACGGAAAGGTTTCAAATTAAATGGCAATTACTAGAGCACAAATACCAAAACAATTAGAACCTGGTTTAGGTAGAGGTTGGGGTAAATGGGAAAGAGCTAAATTTAAAAAGATAGTAGAAAAAACCCATGGTAAAGTCTATAAACCCGTTAACAAAAAAGTTAAGGTATAGAATCTACCAATCAAAAGTGATATAATCCAATAAGTTATATAACAATAAAGGCTAAAAAATATGATTTTAATCATATGATAAAGCAAAGTGGCCACTAAAAAGGAATTGTATGAGTTTGTACGAAAATATTAACCGTAGACGTAAGCTTGGGATCTCTAGATCTAAAGCTGACTCTACTATATCTAAATCATCTTATAATAATATGGAAAAAGGTTTTCCTAAAAAAGCTGCTACCGGTAAAATAATAAAAAAAGAATTTGGTAAAGGTGGTAGAATAATAAAAGCTAAAATAGGTATATCAGCTATACAAGAAATTAAAAAACCAACTCTAATAGAAAAAGCAGGAAAAGCCACTGCTGCACTTTATAGAAAATTACCTGAAGAAGGATTAATATCTAAAGGTAAAAGAGCTGCTAAAAAAATTGCATCAAAAGCAAAAAATTTATTTAAAGCTGCACCTGCAGCAGCTACAGGAAAAACATTATCTAAATCAAAAGAATTAATTAAATATACTGGTAAAATTGGAAAAGCTTCTAAATTAGCTAAAGTTTCTAAATTAGCAAGAGCAGCAAAACTTGCAAGAGCAGCTACTCCAGTGGGTTTGGCTTTAATAGCAGGAGAAGCTATTTATAAAACTGCTAATCTTTCACCAGAAGCAAAAGCTAGAGTTAAAGCTAAGAAAAAATTACTAAGAAAAAAAAGTACAAAAGATTACCATGATGATTTAGCGAGTCCAAGTGGTAGATCTACAAAAGAAATTAAAAAGAAAGCTACTGGTGGTACTATGAAATTTAATAAAGGTGGCTTTGCGACAAACTATTATAAAGGATTAGTGTAATGGGTAAGAAAAAATATAATTTTTTTGAATTAGTTGAGGGAGAAAAAAAAGAAAAAAAGAAACAAGAATTAGCTGAGGATCCCCATAAACTAGCAAAAGAATTTTATCAAAATAGAAAAGAACAATATAGAGTTAAACCAAAAAAAAGATCAATAGGGGGAAGTATGTTAAAAGGTAATCAAGTAAAACTAAAAAAAGAAGGAAATGGAAAAATATCAGGTAATGAGTTGAAAATGGTGAAACCAAAAAAAGCAGTTTTAGGACTAGCGGCAGCGCTTACTAAAAAAGGAAGAAAAATGGTTAAGAAATTATTTAAAGGTAAAAGTCAAGCAACTTCTATGGGCGCTACTGGAATGGCTTCAAATGGAAGAATGCCACTTGTTTCAATGTATGAAAAAGCTACAGAACAAAAAAAAGCAAGACATGGGGGATATATGAAAAAAGCAAACAGAGGAATGATGATGGAAAAACCATCTACTAGAGGTTTTGGTGCAGCTAGAACTTCAGGTATGGGTTTAGAAAATGAAGCATTAGCACCTGGAAAAATTTACGATAAAGTTAAAGCCAAAAAAGGTAAAATGGTTAAGGCTATGGATGGTGAATTTATTACTGTTTCAGAATATAGCAAAGATTTAATTTAATAAGGTGTATCTATGGCTACATCAGGAACTACATCTTTTAACTTAACTATTGATGACGTTATCTCAGAAGCGTATGAGAGAATTGGTATTCAATCTAATAGTGGACATGATTTAAAATCTGCTAGAAGAAGTTTAAATATTTTATTTTCTGAATGGGGTAATAGAGGTGTTCATCTTTGGAAAGTAGAATTAAATGAAGTTGCATTAGTTGCTGGTACACCAACATATTCTGTACCTTCAAACGTTTCAGATGTTTTAGAAGCTTATATTTCTACAACACCGACAGCACAAAATAATACAAATACTCAAGATGTAACTTTAACTAAAGTTGATAGATCAGCTTATCAAGCTATTCCTAATAAATATCAAACAGGTCAGCCTTCACAATATTTTGTAGATAGACAAATAACACCAACTATTAGTTTATATTTAACTCCAGATGCTTCTACTTATACAACATTAAAATATTATTCTATTAATAGAATCGAGGATGCGGGGTCCTATACAGATGATCCTAATTTACCTTTTAGATTCTTACCTTGCATGGCTTCAGGTCTTGCATATTTCTTATCTCAAAAAAGAGCTCCAGCAAGAACGGAAATGTTAAATAGAATTTATGAAGATGAGATGGTTAGAGCATTAAGAGAAGACGGTTCTAGAACTTCAGTTTATATTTCACCACAAACTTATTATGGAGATGGCGTATAATGTCTTGGGCAAGAGGTAGAAGATCATTAGCAATTTCTGATAGATCAGGTATGGCATTTCCATATACTGAAATGGTTAAAGAATGGAATGGGTCGTTAGTTCATATTACAGAATATGAACCTAAATCTCCTCAGATTGATCCTCCTTACCATAAGGCAGATGCGGTTGCTTTACAAAATCCTAGATCACAAAGATTTCAACAACCGAAACAAATAGGTGCAGTTTCAGCTAACTCAGGTGGAACTATGGTAGGTGTAGCTAATTTAACTTTACCTGGAAATTTTGCTTTTAACACTAGAAACTCTATTGATAATAGAGATAATTATGCAACTAATATTTCTAATATTGGTATAGGAATGGTTCCAACGAACCCTTCATTACAAAATAGAAGAAGACAATTACTTCCTCAAGTAGGAGTAGTAGAGGTGGTTATTTCATAATGGCTATTGCACACTCAACTTTTTTAACACAAGTAAGAAATTATACAGAAGTAGATAATACTGTTTTATCAGATTCTATTATTCAAGAATTTATTAGAATTGTAGAATTAAATGTAGCGGGTACAGTTGATTATGATGACTTAAGAAAATATGATCAATCTACATTTACCGCAAACAATAGAGCTTTAAGTTTACCTGCAGACTGTATGATTGTAAGATCTTTACAATCTTTAATTACTACCACTGTAGGTGCGACTACAACAACCACAAGAACTTTTTTAGAAAAAAGAGATACTAGTTTTATTTCAGAATATAATCCAACTAACACTACAGGAGCTCCAATTTATTGGGCTGACTGGGATGAGTTTAACGTAATTGTTGCTCCAACTCCAGCGGCAGCTTATGTAGTACAGTTAAATTTTATTAAAACACCACCTAATTTTACATCTTCAACTACTACCTACTTATCTAAATACCAAGAAGGAATGCTTTTACATGGAGTTTTAGCAGAATGCTTCAGATATTTGAAAGGCCCTCAAGATATGTTACAGTTATACGAAACT